TGATATCACACGCTTTTTAAACTCATTCGAGTCCATTGCAAGGCGGTGAGTAATCCGACGGCACTCAGACATGACACTAGAGCCGTTATATGGGATATAGAGGTCATCAGGCAGCACTAAACGACTGACCATACGGCCCAAATAGTGGTCGTAGTAGACTTTTTTAAAGGCAGAACCCCCGTAACCTGTGTAGAACAACAGTTGATCGAACTCAGGGGTGTATTCTTTCATCTCCGTAGTGATCTGATAGTTCATAAAGTCCTGCACGCGCGACGCCTGTTGTGTCTTATCTATGGTTTCTTTGCCCATAATCTGCGTGCGAACCGGACCTCCGGCTGGCATTAGTTCTTTAAACGCCTGTGCTTGAAATTGCACTATGGCCTCGGTAAGCATTGGATGCACCGCACCTGCTGCTCCACGGAAAGGCTGTGTGCGTTCCTCTACTTTAAGCCCCAATAACTCTAATCCCTTAGCATACATTTGATTCCAGTCTTTTCGAGAACTGTTATCTGCTTCGTAAAAAGCTAATAAATCCAAAGAGATACGTGTAAGGTCCGTTTCATCAATGTTTTCTGCCAGATTCTCATAAAAATCAGGGTCCTTTTCTGGCTCAATCTCTAATGACGCTTCTCCGTCCTCGTCAATAACCACCTCTATCTCAGGCATGTCCTCCATGCCGTCTATAATGGTA